TTTATTTAAATCTTTTTGTTCATTACTTATGTTCTCTTTAACATCTTTGCTCATAAGGTTACTCCTTAATATATTTTTGCTTATAAATAGATAGAACTTCTTGTATTTTGAAGTTTAAATTGTTATCCTCCTTAAACTCTTTCAAGCTTTTATTAGTCCAATATCCAGATTGAGTATATTTTTTTTCATTTAGCTGCATTTGATGCATAATACCAGAAATTTTTAAATTAGTGAAATTCAACTGTACTTTATTATCTAAATAATCATTAATAATAAGTAATCTTTTGCGAATTGTTGAATATCCCATCTCTTTTAATCCATTTCCATATCTAGCATCCGGTTTAGTTTTAATTAAGTATTCAGAATTAGAATTAAATAGATAAAATTCAGCAGCATTACTACCCTGCTCTAAATATTGTTTATACTCTTTTTGTTCTAATGTATCTTTTGTAAAATCAAATAAGAACTTGTCCAGCTTAAACTCTGTATCCTTTAACTTTATTAATCTTTTTTCTAAATCTATGTCTTTTATTTTTATACTCCTTAAGTCTTCAGCATCTTTACCAATAAGCCCACAAAAAGCTGCATAAATTATAAACTTATCTTGTGCATTAGTTAACTTACTACATACCTGAAGGACTTCATCTTGTGTTAGATATTTTGATAAATCAAATTCAGCGACTAAATTTTTTGGTTTAGAAAAGTGAATATCGTAATTTAAAGTTTTAAATATCTTATTAATTTTAAAAATTATAGCCATTATGGCATTGTATGTTTTATTCTGGTTCATATCTTTTACAATTTTTTCTTTATCATTACCTACTATCTCAACAATATAGTCATTTCCTTCCTCAACAAGCTTTCCTTCTTTAGCAAACCAAAATATTAACACTTTATAAACTTTGAGTATACCAATCCTTGTTTTTTCATCCTCATTTTGTAATAGCTCTGATAATACATTTTCATTTTTTAAATTATAATTCATAAATTCAAACATCCTTTTTTTAATTATATATATATTATAACATTTACCTTCTCCGTTTTAAATAGAAAATAAAAAAATAACCTCAAAATAATGAGGTTATTTAAATTAAAACTACGATTTTATCGTCATTCTTATTTATATTAAAATAAATTCTTAGATTTATATTTACATAACACAAATAACACATTTAATGAGTTTATTTTTTATTCCACTTTTTTAACATATTACTCAAATCAGACTCATTTATTTTATTTAAAGCTATTTCTATAGCTAAATTTTCTTTATCATAATTCACATCTATATTATATTTGTCACAAAGTATTAGTAATGTAGCTAATCCAGTTCTTTTATTTGCATCTATAAATATATGTCCTTGTATAATACCTACTACAATATGAGATATTTTTTCTTCAACTGTAGGATACATAACTCTACCAAATACCTCCTGGTTTATGCCATCAATTATACTTATAGCAAGATTTTTATTTCTAATACCTATTCCAGCTCCACCATATCTTTCAATCATCTTTTTGTTAATTTTACATATATATTCAAGTGTAATCATTTACTTGCCAACCTTCTGAATACATCATCATTTTCTTCTATACACTTATCTATTTCATTATCAGAAACCGGACAAAGATTATCTAATTCTTTTCTAATTTCTTGACTATATATATAACCTTTTGATTTTATAAATTCAAGTACTTCATCTATTGTTATTTTATCGACCATAATAATACCTCCATTTTATATTATAGTTATATTTATATTACCCTAAAATAGTAATGATTACAACAATACAAAAATGTTATTTATCATACTTCTTTATGTATTCTAATAATGCCATGCTCATCAAATCAGACTTATTAAACTCTCTGAATTTTTCACAAAACTCATCAAATAAGTTCCATGCATCTTTATTCAACCTAACTGTAGTTCTTATAGCATCTTTTGAAGGTAAATCAATTTTAATACCATCCTGTACAACTTCTATTACATTTGTATCTTCTTTATTCTCAAACCAGTTTAATACATCTTGTATTTTATCATAGTCTTTTGCTAAAGAGATTATATTATTTTTAAATTGGTTGTCAATTACTATGTTGTGATTGTTGTCATCTTCTATTGTCATATTAAATCTATTATCATTATTACTCTGTTGTCTGTTGTTTACTACCTTTGTCATACTATTGTCACCAATAAACACATACTCATCATTTATACGTTTATAACCTCTTTTAGTGAGATATTTTCTTATACTACTTTCAGATACACCAAGCTCTATAGCAACTTTAGTCAAACTCTTACTATCATTTAACTTACTATTAATATATTCAACTATATATGTTATATCATTATTTTTTAAATCATTCCAAGTCATATACTCACCTCTAATTTAAGTATACTACACGAGATTATGATTGTCATACTATGTTAATCTTTTAATTCTACGTTTAATCTACATATCTTTCTAAACTATATCATTTTTTTACAATATTACGTCTATTAATAATTGACACACTCCCCATAGTTAAAGCAAGGGGATTCTTGGTGGCTAACGCACTTATTTATACTTAAACAGTACAACAGAGGTGTGTTACAAAGCCAAGCTACTTCGGACGGTGTCTTCGCCACTACTACCTTAAAGTTATTCGCCCACACATGGCTCAAACGGTAGATACTTTTAAATTTATTGGTTGCTTATGATTTATTCTAAAATCTACTAAACCATATTTATGCTTTTTATTTAAAATATTCCAAGCACCAACTATATCTCTATGAGTTTTATAACCACAAGTACAACTATAAGTTCTACCAGTTGGTTTGTGTTTTTTAGAACACTTTGGGCAAGTTTGAGAAGTGTAGTTTTCTTTAACTAACTTAACTTCAATACCTTGCTCTTTTGCTTTATATTTTATATAGTCCTTTATTCGACCATACTCCATTTGAGATATTTTCTGTCTATTAACTCTGTTTAATCTTTTCTTTTTCTTAGTATCTTTTTCAACCCCTTTTATATCCCCAAGAACTATTTCACATACCTTCTGCTCCACACAAAAGTCTATAAACTTTCTAGTTGTTTGATGATATAAATTCATTAACTGATTATCTGTTTTACTTCTTATCTTATTTTTTAATCTCCATAACTTCTTTGATTGTCTACTACCTTTTTTACATTTACTTAATCTTTTAGATATATAAGCATACATCTTATTTCTAAATTGTTTAATACTTCTGCCTTCTCTATTAGATAGAATAAGCCCTACACCTTCATTTGTTACACTAGCTATCGAATGTATTTCCCCTAAGTCTACACCTACGGTATTGGTGCCTTTGGCTACAACTCCATTTAATTCATTGTCAAAAGTGTAGTATAAATAATATCCGTTTCGCCATACTATTTCAGCAGTTTTTATATTCTCAACATTAAAATCTAATTCTAAATACCTGCCTTTTGACATTGATAATTTTAAGTTGCCTTTAGCATTTCTATTAATAGCACTAGCTTTAAAAGGTATTATATAAAATTTCTTAGTCTTGTATGGATATTTTGCTTTAGTATTACCTTTTTTTCTTAATTCTGATATAGTCTTTCTATTTGCATCAAATTTATCTGATATAGCTTGAATAGTTTGACTATGAAGATTGTACTTACCTTTGATTGACTTTTGTATATCATTCTTTTTAATCCATTGTTTATGTTCAAAATAGTATTCTTTAGATAAGTTAACTATATGATTCCAACAATTAGCACTCTCCATTTGTTTTTCCCTTATTAATTCAAATTGTGTTCTAGTTAGGTTTAATTTTACTCTATGAGTTTTTATCATTTTTTCTTACTCCTAATTGGTTGATTGTCTATGTATTGTTTAACTACTTCTAAACTTACAGAGCCAACAGTTCCTACGAAATAACTATTAGTCCACATGCTAGGCATACTAGACTTTAAATGTGGAAAGTTCTCTCTTAATACTCTCGAACTAAAGCCTTTTAAACCTTTTACTACTTTATGAATTCCATATTGAGGGTCACAAGATATTAATAAGTGCACATGTTCTTTATCAGTTTCCATTTCTATTATTTCTGCTCCAAGTTCATCTGCTTTATATGGTAGTATTTCTTTTAACATCTTTTCAACTTCGCCAACTAAAACAGGTTTACGATACTTAGGGCAAAATACAATATGATATTTGCAATCATAAACTATATTTTCGTTAGATTTATACATAAAAACTAACACCTCCTAAATATAGGGTATCAGTAGTGGTATTAGATTACAAGCATTATTCTAACTTTTTTTATATTAAGACCTTACCTTTCATCCCTACACCTAAAGGAGAGGGCTTTTTGGCAATTTTATTGTAATTTAGTATATTGACTTTATATACTTACTACAAAATTAACCCTAAAGTGCTGTTATACTTTAACTTATTACTAGATTTTAGTACCATACATCTTTCTAATTTATTTATTAACTTTAAGTAACACAATCTATTAAATATAAAATCCGAATTATTGAAATCAGTTTTATACTTAAACAAAAATATTTATATTTGAAGTATTAGCATTTTTAAAATATAATTTAATTATAATCTAAAAAGGGGTTGAAAAAAATGGATGTTGAACAATCTAAAAAAGTTTATCTAAGCATTGGAAAAGAATTATCTAAAAAAATGACTAAATCAGAGTTAACTAAATTTTCGCAAGAAGTAGCAAACTATTTGCAATATGCTGGACTTGATAAGAATATGAAAATTAAACTATTTCAAACAATTTTGGAAATGGTGGCAAGGAAAAAAATAACATTATCAAGCGATAGCGAATTTACAGAAGGAATATTACAAAGTGATGAAGCAGAAATGACGACGAATATAGGATTTATAATCGAAGGATTAAGTTATCATAATGACTAATTTTAGCATTAAAAAAACAGTGTATTTATCTGAATGCACTGTTTTTATTTCCTCATAGTTAATATAAAATAATGTGATATTATATCATATAGATATAGATTAAATTGATATTTAAATCCCTTATAGTTAATCTAAAAAATTGCCATTATATCATTTCTCTATAAATTAAATTGACATTTAAATCCCTTGTAGTTAATCTGAAAATTCTTATTATAATATCATTTCTAAATAAATTAAAAAATATTTTAAATCCCTCGTAGTTAATCTTAAAGATACTATATACATTAATAATAATACTCTTTCATTTAAATTTCAATCATTGATTTTAATTCTTGTTTACAATTTTCTATACTTTCGCTCAATTCTTCCAAAAAATCTGGTAAACTATCTTCTATATTTCTCTCGACTAATTCGTCAAAATTTTCTTTGTTGAATTTTTCATAACTATTCCAATTCAAAGTTTCGCTTTCAGTGTCACACCAAGTAGCAAATTCTTCGTAATCATTTAAAAAACAAAGTTCTCCTAAAAGATCTTCAATTTGAACTTCTCCTTGACTAAATTCATAGACAATAATTTCTCTCATATTAAAAATATCATCTGAATAGCCTTGCCAACTTGAAATTGTGCTTTTTACAACTCCTTTCAAATTTATAGAAATTCTTATAGTATCAGTTGTTTCTATTAAGTAGCATTCTTTATAAATTTTCGTAGCTTCTTCCTTTATTTTATCTATATTCATATCTACAACCTTTAAAAATTTTTTAGCTTCTTTTTTATCCATTTTACCCATATTAATTTCCTCCTATTTTAAAATATTATTCAAGATATATCTGTATTTTTGTATTAAAAAAACTGTATTATAACAATACAGCTTTATGATTTTTATATTCAATTTTATAATTTTTTAAAATAAATTCAATTACATCTAATATTCTATTTCTTTTAACTTGTCATTGTCTTTTAAATATTTCTCTATGCCTTCTTCAATCCTTGCTCTAAGGTCTGATAGTTCATCGCAAAATTGGTCGCAATCGCAAGGTTGTTCTAAATTCAAAACTTCGTTGTACTCTTTTGTAAAAATTTCATGGTCATATGGGATATTAAAAGTATATTCTATGTCACCTTTATGTTTAAAATCTTCACTCATTTTTATGCTTACTTCAAAATTATTTACCATTATTTTAGTACTTTCTATGTTGTCTATTTCATATCCTGCATCAGCAATATAGTTCCATTCTTCTTTGAAATACTTTTTCATATAAATCACTCTTTTTATTTTAAAATCTTTCTTAATTCTATTAAATTTAATCTTATAATTTCATCTTTTTCAGACATTAATCTCTCCTACTTTTTTAATGAATGTTGCAATTTTATTAAGTCTTTAATTTGATTAATTGCACATTCTTGAAATTCAATTGAAAGTTCCATTAATAAGTCAGTCGCTTCTGAAATATTCCTATTACACTTATTCTCTATGTACATTTCTCCATCTCCATTTTTAAGCCATTCTTTATTAACATTGAATGTACTACAAATATCATCTATTAATCTATCGCTAGGTATTACTTTAGATTTATCTGATAGAAACTTAGATATATAAGATGGGTCAACTTTTATCTTGTTTGCAAACTCAACTTGTTTTATTTTTTCATTTTCTATTAAGATTTTAATTCTCTTGCCTATATCACACATTAATATCACCTCTGTATTGACCTTTTTACAATCTCATTCAAAGACGCTATATATGTAGCATCTAATTTAGAAATGTTAATTATTAGTTCTTTTAAATTTTCATCCTTTGAACTAGCTATCTTATAGAACACTTCTCCTAAAATCGAAGAAATATCTTCTTTTACAGAAACATACATATCACCTGTACCATTTATAAGCCATTCCTTATTAACATTAAATACACTACATAAATGATTAATAAGTAAAGGTTTGGGTTCAACCCTATCATACTCTATATTACTTATAACATCTTTGCTGACACCTAATTTTCCCCCGAAATCTGGCTGAGATAAATTAGCATTTTTTCTTATCTTTCTAATTCTCTTACTTATAGTTTCATCAGACAATTATAATACCTCCCACTATTTAAATTAGACCTTTTACAATCTCATTTAAATTATTTATATATGTATCATTTAATTTAGAAATATTTATAATCAATTCATTTAAATTTTCATTTTTAGATACAGTTATATTAGCAAAAACTTCTCCTAAAACAATATCACATTCTTGTTCAATAAACTTCCTCCCCTCACCAGTTTCTAACCACACTTGATTAACACTAAAAACCTCACACATATGAGTAATAAATACTGTTTTAACTTCTACTCTATTATTTTCTATATTACTTATAACATCTCTACTCACACCAAGCTTTTCTCCGAATTTTTGTTGTGATAAATTTATATCTTCCCTTATTTCTTTTATTCTTTTATTTATATCTATATCAATCATAATACGCTCCTTAAATTTTAATAGCATTTTTAATAGCTTCTATTGCTCTATCTACATTTATATTATTTATATATCTAAGTTTGTTATCTTCGTTCAAATTTTCTATAATTTTGTAGTACATAGCATGTCCTATAAAATTAGTGTTTATAAATACATACTCATAACTATTCAATATGTTTACATTAAAATTAATTGTATCTGCTGATATAAATTCAAAGTTAGTTAATTTTTCTTTCATTTTTAAAATCCAATTTGGATGTCCACCAAATATTATTGCTTTTATATTTTTTAAATTTATACTTTCATCAATTAAAACTTTCTCTTCTTGCTCTTGTTGCTGGTTGAACATAAAATTTCTTAATTGAACCAATTCTTCTTTAGATGTAAGTTGTGCTTTGATTTCATTTTCTAATCTAAGTTTATCTTTTTGCAACAATTCTAGTTCTGATTTTAACTTTTCATTTTCTGCCTCCAATAATGAATTTTCTTTTTTAATACTATCCAATTTAAGGTCTTTTTCTTCTATAGATTCTTTTAATTCTTCATCAAAATTATTAAAGAAAAATTGTTTAGCTTTTTTATATTCTCTTGCCAAATATCTTATGTCTATAGCAGGAATTATAAATTTAAATAAATCCTCATAATTAATGCTATTTTCATCTTCTATATTTTTTTGTAAATTACAGTAACATAAAATTAATTCTTGTATTTGTTTAGATTTAAATATGTCTCTTCCTACAATTGAAATTAAACTTAATTCTTCCAGGTCATATATATAATCAAATCCTAAAAGGTTTCTGTCTAAATCTGTTAAAGCATCTAAATTAAAAGTTCCTATACTCCCATCAATTCCAATTGTATACGAGCTTGGAATATATTCTTTTAAATATGTAGATTTTAATCTTAATTCTATCTTACTAATGAGTTTTTGTTCATCTTTACTTAGTCTATCTATAGATAAAACTTTTTCATGTTTATAATTTTCATTTCTTAGAATCAAATTTCTAATTACTTTTATATATATTTCATCTGATTCGTCAACTTCTTTCCCTAAAGCTCCACATAAAGAAATTGCAACTAACATATTACCATTTAATTCATCCTCTGAAAAACTTTCAATTTTATTTTTTAACATAAGTTTTCTTAAAAAGGTACTTGCTTTAAATGTTTGGATAGAAATAATATAATTGTAAGCAATTGTATAACCAACCTTAAATATTTTTGTTATTTTCTTTTCATCTCTTTCTAATAGAATACCTAAAGATTTTTTAAAATAATATTCTTGAATTATACTTCCTTCACTTGCTATCCTTGAATTATAAAAAATATTATCTTTGGCCAAACTTGAATATTTTAATTTATTTTCATTATAATATTTATCTATGAGTTTATAGCATTTTTTATTTATCGACAAAGACTCAGCTAAAAATGGTACTATATTTAATTCTTCTTTCATTAAAAAACCTCGCTTATCAATTA